TTATTATAGACAAAGCATTGACAACAGAGGAAAGGCAAAAACTAGAAAACTATTTAAATCAACAATTTAATTTATAAAACAGGAGGTGTGAGGTTAGATGCTAGAATTATTAAAAGAACTTTTAAACATAAACACAGAAGACACTTCTAAAGATAGTATCCTTAATTTCTATATAGAAAAATCAATACAATCAATTAAACATTATTTGAACATTGACATGACAGAAGAAGAAAAAGAAGAATATAATAATCAAATTGTTGATTTAGCACATTATTATTATGTTAATAAAAGTCTACAAGGATATAAACAATTTACACAAGGTTCTAGGTCGGTAACATTAAGTAACAATATTCCCGACACTATTAAAATACAATTACCACCTCCTAGAGTGAAAGTAGTGGGGTGATTAGATGTTTTATAATAAAGAAATACATTTACTAGAATTTTCTGAAGGCTATACTGATGATTATGGTATATGGCACGATGGAGAAGAAGAAGTTATTAAAACACTTAAAGCAGATGTGCAACCTTACAATAAAGAACTATTAAAAAAAGAATATGGGTTTGATACAGATTGCAGCAGAAGAATATTTTGTGACTTTTTAAGCTGGATAGAGACAGGAAAAATTATAAAATACAATAACAAAAATTATAAAATAGTTGCTATAATGTGGGATGATGAATTTTTAGATTTTGCAGTAGATGAGGTGTAATATGGCTATAGAATTTGAAAGTAATTTAGATAATGTGCTTGAGGCATTAACAGAAGCAGAGTTAGAAACATTAGAAAAAATAGGTATGCTAGGAGAAGCCGCAGTAAAGCTAAACACACCTGTTGCAACTGGAACATTAAGAAGGTCTATTACTAATCAAGTTGATGAATCAGAAAAAAAGGTAGATATTGGAACAAATGTAGAGTATGCAAAATATGTAGAAGATAAAAAAAGTTTTCTAAAAGATACTATTTTAAATAACATATCAGAAATAGAAAAGATTGCAGGTAAAAGCTTTGAAGTAAAATTTAATGGGGGTGATTAATATCCTTAAAATCAACAAAATAATAACAGATAAACTGAAATTAATCAGACCTCATCAAAAGCAATTTAGAGATATTGCTACAGACAATTCAGACTTGCCTTTGATTACTTACAAAACACCAAATATACTTGAACCATATACTGGTAAGAACGTTATAATGTTAGAAATAAATGTGTTTTCTAATAATATTGTAGAATTAGAAACACTTGTAGAAGAAGTAGATAAAGAATTTGATAATTTTGCATTTTTAGATAATGATTTACAATTAAAAATATTTAGATTTAATCCTTGGAGAAATGATTTGTTTTTTGAAAAAGAAGGTTATACAAAAGCAAAATTAAATTATCAATTAGTAACTTTTATGTATTAAAAAAATAGAAAGGATGGGGATTTTTTTTGAATAAAAGAAATATGACAAAAGAACAGATAGAATCTGTAGTTTTAGATAACGCTATTATCATGTTGAACTATGGAGAAGCTGACGAAAGATTGTTAGCACCTTGCAAAGGTGGAGTTACTTGTGTAGTAGAGCAAGAAATAAGACAGATAGAAAGAGATGGAGCAAGGGGAAAAGAAAAAGGGCTAAGAAGGATTATAGAAGAAAATGCAACAATTACTGCAAGCACTATGGATATATCTATAGAGAATATTAAATTAGCACTTGCAGGAGCTATAGATAATGGCAATGGTGGTTTAAGAAACGGAACAGGAAACGGAATTATAAAGGATTTAGACTATTTAAAAAACGTTACAGCTATTGGAACAAACGCTAAGGGAGAAAGCGTTATATTTACTATATATAACGCTTTGGCAGATAACGGTTTAAATATGGAATATAATGACAAAGATGAAATGGCTGTAGAACTAGCATTTTCAGCACACTATAACGTTACAGATGTTGACGAACCACTTTATAATATCGAAATAGTGGAAAGTCCTGGAACTTACACAGTTTCTTTTGAAGTAACAGAAGATGGAACAACTCCTGTAGAAGGTGCAATAGTAGAGTTTAACAATAAATTTAAAACCACTAATGCAAATGGAGTAGTTAATTTCTTTTGTGTACCACCTAGCACAGTTTCTTACACTGTAGCAAAAGCTGAACATGTAACAGAAAGTGGAGATGTAATAGTTATAGATGCAGATGTTACAGAAGAAGTAACAATAGCAGTAGTTTAACTTAAATAAGAAGTTGTAAAAAAGAGAGTATTTTAATTAATATTCTCTTTTTTTTATTTTTAATAGAAAGGAAGAAATAAAAAATGGATATAAAAGTTAGAGAATTGGAATTTAGAGATATATTTTCTTTTGCAAAGATAGCAAAAAAAATTAACATAAAAAACATTGTAAAAAAAGCAATGGAAAATAACAATTTAGAAAATTTAAAAGAAGAAGAAATAAAAGCATTACAAGAAGAAAAAGGTTTAGAAATTATAGTAGAAATTTTTACAGAAGCTGGAGAAGCAGAGAAAGAAGTATGTAAATTTATTGGAAATATAACAGGTTTAAAAATAGAAGATGTACAAAAATGGAAATTGAAAGATTTAAAAGAATTTGTAAAACAATTTATGGAAATTAATGATTTTTCTGATTTAAAAGATTTTTTTATGCAAGCAATAGATTAATTGTAGAAGATGCAATTGATTTATTGCTTGCGAGATATGGAAATATAGATTTTATTTTAAATCTACAATGGAGAGATGGATTTAATCTTTATTTAAAAGCAATAGAAAAAGAACAGGAAAAAAAAGTGTGGGAAATGTGGCTTAGTATATATCCAAAAATGGATAAAAATACTTTTGTAAGTTTTGAAGATTTTTATAATAATTGTAGGAGTAACAACAATTCTAATGGTTCTAAGAGAAAATCTAAAAAATCTAATGAAGAGATTAAAAAAGAAGGATTAAGAATAATTAATTTACATAAAGGTTTATCTAAAGCTAAAGAAGGGAGGTAGATTTCTATTAATATATTTCAATTATTTGGAAGCATTGCTATTAAGGGTGGCAACGAAGCCAAAAAAGAACTACAAGGATTAAACACCGAAGGAGAAAAAACATCTAGTAAATTAGGAAGTATTGCAGGAGCTGCTGGAAAAATGGCTGTAGGAGTAGGTGCAGCAGCAGGAGCAGCAGGAGCAGCACTAATAGGAATAGCAAATAAATCAGCAGATGCAACCGATAGAATTGATAAAATGTCTCAAAAACTCGGTATGTCTAGGCAAGGGTTTCAAGAGTGGGATTACATCTTAAGTCAAAACGGTACTTCAATAGATAGTATGAAGGCTGGAATGAAAACACTTACTAATCAAATCGATGAATTGTCAAAAGGTGGAAAAGTTGCTACAGATGCATTTAATGAATTGGGTTTAAGTCAAGAAGATTTAGCAGGACTTTCTCAGGAAGAAGTTTTTGAGAAAACTATAGTGGCATTACAAGGAATGGAAGATGAAACAAAAAGAGCAGCTATTGCCAATGATTTGCTTGGAAGAGCAGGACAAGAACTAGCACCAGTATTAAATTCTGGAGCAGGGAGTGTCGAAGAACTAAAGAAACAAGCAAAAGATTTAGGGCTTGTAATTAGTGATGATGCGGTGGATGCAGGTGTTCTATGGACTGATACAGTCGACAACTTACAAAGAAGTTTTGGTGCTATGACAACTAATATTGGTGCTAGTGTAATGCCGGTGGTACAAAAATTAGCAGATTTAATAATAGAAAATATGCCTTTAATACAAGATGTTTTTAGTAAAGTAGTTAATGCTATATCCCCACTTGTTGAACAAGTTCTACCTGTTTTCTTAGAGCTTTTTACTTATATTGTAGAAAATATTTTACCAGTTTTTTTAGATTTGTTTAATCAAGTATTAGAAGATGTATTACCAGTTTTAATAGATTTGTTCATGTTTATTGTAGAAAATATTTTACCAATTTTTAACCAGTTACTTGAAGTAGTGGTACAAGATATATTACCAATTTTAATCACACTTTTCACAGAAGTTATTTCTGAAATATTGCCTCCATTAATGGAACTTTTTGAAATAATAATTAATGATATACTTCCAATTTTTATAGATTTATTTATAGAAGTTTTGCAAGAAGTATTACCTGAATTAATAGATATTATATTAGCTTTACTTCCTGTTGTTACAGATTTAATTGTGTTACTAACAGATATAGTTGAAGTAGTAGTACCTCCCTTAATAGAAATAATAGAGTTTTTAGCAGATATAATAACAACTGTGCTTCAAGACAGCTTTGAAGACTTAATGCCAATTATAGAAAATATTATAGATATATTCAATAATTTAATAGATTTTATTAAAAATATATTTACTGGAAATTGGGAAGGAGCTTGGGATAATGTTGTAGAAATCTTTAAAAATATTTTTGAAGGCATTGTAAATATAGCAAAATTACCACTGAATACTATGATTGGTTTAGTAAATGGCTTTATACGAGGGTTAAACAAAGTTAAAGTTCCTGACTGGGTGCCAGGTGTTGGAGGAAAAGGTATTAACATACCTGAAATACC